TTATCTTCCATCAATTTTATCTGCATTTCCCTATAATAAGGTACTGTCATTAGTTCCCGGCGAATTTCATCATACATCTTATGCAGCTTCGGATTTACCCATTTCATCCACTCTTTACGATCATCCATAACCATAAGCTTTCTGACCTGTGTGGCAGAAATAGGGATTCTTCCACGATTTACAATAAGCTGCGACATATCAACCACATCTTCTCTTGCGAACCAGTGGTTTCGCTCTTCGTCATCTCCGGTAATCATCAACTCTGGAACTTTGTAGATATATCTGTCTACATTCTCCAGAAGATACTTGCCCCACTCCGGACGAATATCATTCTCATCTGTCAGATCAGACAGTGCATAAATCATGATTTCCGGCGAATCTCCGTATATCTCTTTCAGCATCTTCGTTCTGGTGTTGATATTAAGCGGATTTCTTTCTGTCCCGCATTCTTGTGATGATCCTATTAGAATTAAGATCCTGTCGCAAAGTTGTGTCCCCATATTTATGAGCGATTCATGACCTATATGATAAGTCTGAAATCGCCCACAAATTAAACCTACATCATAAGGTTTCATTGTTCTGTTCCTCCTAAAATTCTTGTTTTGTCAAAGTCCAAAAATCAATAATACAAACGCTACTGCTAGCATCATGAATGACATCAAAGCTAAAAATACTCTTGTACCATCTGCTTTATCATTCATATTTGTAAGCATATACCAACAAGTTAAACTAATTATTGCACTTGAAATACTTCTCATAGTTTTTCACATACTCCTATTTTAACCCATATCTACGATAAAGCCATTTCTTTCTTCAGCAAAAAACGGTTTATACGGTACATCGTAATCCGGTATGAAACCAATCTTTTTCATCATACTTCCGCAATACGGACAATAATTATAATTTTCATGTTTCTTTTTGATTTCTTCACATCTTTTACACATATTTTTCCTTTAAATGGAGCTGACGGGAGTTGAACCCGTGTCCGAAATACATACTAACTACACAATCTTTTTACGCAATACTCTTTCATTCGGATATTTATTTTTAAACGTCATCCTAGCGAAAATGAGACAGCTAACCGTTTTCCCAGGTATATACTGGTTTCTTGTCCACCACCTATTTTTAAGAAAAACAGGAAACTTCTGTGGGAATTTCGGCTCTATATAGATTATATCCCACAATCATCTATATAGAGTGCAGCTTACGCCGCCAGTCTTGTTTCTTTAGCGTTTATTTTAATTTTGGTTGTTAGGCAACCACTCCTGCGGATTATGTCTGTTCTGTACCCCGTCGATACCATTACAGCCCCGTATTTATTTAATTTTTCATTCTTTCAAATGGACATTCGCCACTGTCAACGAACTTACATATTTCTCCCAGTCCAACCAGCATAGAAAACGGGCATCCTGTCCAACACATTCCCACACCTGGAATCCAGTTTTTATCTGTTTTAAATTTAAAAGTATGCTCTACTATTTTCTTTTCTGCTTTATATATTGTACATCTCTTACCGGGCGGGCAAAAGCATCTTTCATTTTTATGTACACATGTGTTACAATTGCTCATGTTTATCTCCTATTTAATATAAAAACTCTGCATCTCCAACTTATGCTGCCATTTCCCAGAAATGTTTCAAACTCTTGTACCACTTCATAGCAAATTGGAACATACCCACTACCAAATTGATCTTCATATTCTCTCGGAATACAAATCCACTTTCTGTCTTTTGATAATGTGCAACTCTGTACTGACATCCCATCAAAATTATTTTCATCAACTACCAGAATATGAAACTTATACTCGTCAAAATCCGGCGTTTTACTTTTTATACGATTTACAATTTCTTTATAATGTCTTAATAGGCTGTCCATCAATTAAAATACCTTTCTTAATATCTATCTTTGCCATCCCCTCAAATGATTGATATATTGGCAAACATTCTTTTTTAGGTAATCCATTTCTGCCCTTCTCATATGCAAAATTCACAGTTGTACATTCCAGAATATCACCATTCAAGAAATCCTGATTTACCCATCTTCTACGTGGGACTTTTACACTTGTGACTTCTCTTCCATCCAGCATAAACTTAATTGGAAATCCAACAAGCTTAGAATCCATATAATATTCATATGTGCAAGTTTTCCATACACTGTTTTTGTGCATTGGACATTCTTTATTGAACTCACAGTTTTTAAGGACTTCATTGTATTTTTCCCAACTCTGAAACTCTCTTTTTATCTGTGGAAGCACTGGATCAAAATACTTACATATCTCATGTGCATGAGATTTTATGTAAAAGCCGCCTACTACAATTTTGTTTAAAACACATTTCATAGGTCTTGGATCTGTTGGGTTCTTATGTCCCATATCCTTACAATGGCTACAATCAGTGCAACGGAATACAGAACCAAAATTTTCATACTCGCAACCTCTGCAAAGTCCATCATAATAATAATCTGAAACGTATTTATCACATTTGGCTTTTCCTTCTTTGGTTGCTTCAAAGATTTCATTTTCTTTCCGGCTGTCGTCGTAATGCTCAAACATATCATTAGAAAATCTGGCAGCATCACAATAGCATTCAACGATATATTCCACTTCTCCGTCTTTTTCAACAACATCTTTTACCGTTGTTAAATGTGTTTCAAATTTCCAACCAACAGCAAAAGCAACATATACCATATCACCTACTTTAAACACTGCCAAAACCTCCTAATAATTAACTATTTCTCTTATTTCTTTACCAGGCGTAAAGTGTAAGACTTTTCTGCCTTTTATATAGAGATCTTCTTGTGTATTTGGATTTTTCCCCATCCTACCTTTTCTGTCTCTTGTATCAAATGTGCCAAAATTCACAATTTTTAATCCACCGTATAATTTTACAGCTCTTTTGACTTCCTCAAAAATTAAGGTTGTCCATTCTTCTACGTCTTTCTTTGTACGTCCAGTATGATCGCTTACCATATCAACGAACTCTCTCTTGTTTATCAAACAACAATCAACATCCTTTAAATATAATAAGCCTTATTGTGTATATCTTTTATTTTTGCTATCTTACATATGTTTAAATGCCACTCCACGCTTTTCCATTGAATCTGCAAGTGCGGAACTTCCTCTACCTCTTCCAACGATTGTATAATCTGGAGTAAACACTTTATTTATCTTTTCAAGCATTTCTACCGCTTTTTCCGGGGTTTCTGCCGGGATCATGTATCTATTACCTGAATTAATAATTGCCAGTTGTTTCTGTTCTCCATATACATCTCCATATAAAAGAGCGATTTTATCTGATTTAAAATTAATTGCTTTGTTCCCAACAAGGATTATAATTCCATCCGGTGCAGATACTTTTACAGTGCTTTTATTGTATTTTCTTGCAATCAGTAGTCCTATGTACCCATCTTTTAAAATAAGGTTTTCAGAAACAACGATTTCTTTAATATCACCGTTTTCCAGATATTTTTCTGTATCTTCCATTACTTTAAGTGGTGATGGATTTGATCTCCTGAATGCTTCTGTTACAAGTATACTGTCAGTTTTAACTATAAACTCTGGCTCTTTTGGCTCAGTCATATACTCTTTCTTCACCTTAAGAGTAGTAATTGCAGCTTCAGCAACCTTTTTTATAGCTTCCAGGCTTTCGACATTATCAAAATTCATGATTAATGGTGTTGGTGAATTTTCACCATACACACGTGTTCCGATTTCAAGCGGTTTTCCATTTGCAAATTCAATTGAAACTTTATTTGGATCATCAGGTCTAGGATTCATACCAACATGTATATCACCTTTTCCAAAATCACAAACCATTTCCTTGAGTTCCATCTGACATTTCTGTGTAATCATTATTTCTTCCTCCCTATATTTCTATTATCTTCTTTTTGGTATGTCGCTCAATAAATTCATCAAAAGTCATTTGTTCTGCTCGCTTTCTGGCATTAATCGCATCCTGAATATTATCAAAATAGCCAAGATTATAATTTTTCCCCTTAAAAGCTATTCTCGCATACCATTGACCTTTGCAAGTGTGGAACGAAACACCTGTGCATCCAGAAGTATTGTTCTTTTGGATTTTTTTATTCTTAATCCTTCCTAAATTTGTTCCTGTTGCCATTTGTTTCACCTCACATTTTATATATTATCATACTTTTTATTATATGTCAATCATTATTTTGTTTATCTTCTATTCATTTTTATATGGAATTTCAATTTCAATGAAGTTCTCTCTATGTTTATACCAGTCTTTTGTAGCTTTTGGACTTAATGCTAAATACGTAGCACTAGCGGACAATTTTGAAGCCTGTAGCATATTTCTTCTTTCGCTTTTATTATCGTTACAATACTTAAAACACCCTTCTGCATTGTACCAAGATCCGTTGCTACACTGTAAACATCCAAATAACTTTATTCCGTCATCTGTTTTTAAGATAACCCCTTTCATCACTTCTGCTCCTTCGATTTTCAAAAAGTTCTCTTTCTTTTTTCTCCACTTCACGTGCTGCATATATCACTGCTATATCCATAACAACCAGCAAAACAGCAATAATAATCAACAGGAGTAATATTGCCTTCATTATTTATTTTCTTCCTTTCTATCTGCTGGCTTAACACCCTTTGGTAATTCTGCGCGTAATTTGCTTTCTATAATCTCATATCCGCCAAATCTCTTGTATCTCTGTACGATATGTCCATTTTTAAGAATTTTCTTTGCCGGGATCATAGTCATGCTTTCATTATCGTATATTTTTACTCTTGTAAAACCGGCTTTTCGCATTGTATCAAGAGACTCCTTATAGTCCTCTTCATTTTCACTTTCAATAACAACCTCTTCAAACGACATATATTTTTGATTGATTACTTTACTCATATGTTTACTATGCCTCCTTTGTAATTTTTTAATCTGTTATATTCTGACATGGCTCTCAACAATTCTTCAGACTCATAGAAGAAGAATATTGTTCTTTCTGAGTCCTTATGACTTTTCTGATAATCTTCAAGCATAAATCCTTTTAGAAGAAGATACCCTGCTAACCGCTTAGAGTATATAGGTGTATATGCTGGTGTTCCCATTTACGTTCACTCTCCATTCTATGTTGTGTCTTTGTATAAAGTATACCATGCATTGTTATATATTATAACATTTATTTGTTTTATCTTATAAGTTTTTCACAATGATCCAACCTAATTCCTGGTCATACTCTTCGTTAAATCCAATGCGCTTCAAAAAATGGCGGTAAACTCTGTGTCGTCTTGCATCAGCTCCACAAACCGCAACTTTATATTTTAAAACTTTATCGCTTTTATTAAACAATTTCCTATCTTGTATAAATTCTTCTAACTTATGATACGCCCAGATTAATCCTTCTGCTCCACATTTTCCAGTGCATTTTGTACATAAATCTCCGCTACCTGTTTCCAATAGCCAATTCCGCAACATCTTCTTTTTATCAGCAATTCCGAATGTAACAAAGTAATAAAGCGTTTTTCCTCTCGGATATTTTGAAAACATAATAACTGCAGTTTGCCCGCTTGACAATTTAGTATATTCTATCCACCATTGATTTTCTTTATCATATTCCATCAGTTACTCCCTTTTGCTATATTGCAGTTTACACACATTGTCTGATAATTATACAGTTCACTTGCCCCACCTTTTGAACGTGGGACAATGTGATCTTTTGTCATTAAAACTTCATTTCCTGACTCATCTAAGGCATACAAATTCAGATGATATCTTGCAGCGTTAAAGTCCTTTTCTTTTCCGAAATATTTTCCCTCAATGCCACAGCACGCACACTTTAAGCCTTTTGTAAAAAATGTCTGGAATCTCTGACTGTTCCCTTTTATTTTGTCGCCATTAATTACAACCATAGCTTTCTTATCTTCTGGCTCGAATAACACATCTTTTACAGCATTGTATACTTCTTCAATAGTCAGATTTTCTTTTCTACGTAACCCTTTATAATAGCCCTCCGGCTTCTTTTTCTTCATAATATCTCCAATCTATGATACTTTCTGATCTCCCCAACGAATAACATATCCGTCATCTGTCTTTTCTTTATACATCAGATTTTGCAGCATATCACTTTCAATTCCAAAAATATCATATATTTCATCGTCAGAAACATCCTGATTCTTCATAAATCTATTCAGTTTATCTTTTACAAGAACCATTTTCAACAAATTACTCTCAATACTGTTTTCGTATGTAACGAAATATACTTGTTTAAATCTCGTAGAAGTATAACGGATAAATCGGAAATAATACTGGCTCATACTTGAATTATTCCAATGTAGCTCCGGGATAATACACTTGTCTACAAAATCAATATTCATGCTTGCAGAAAGGCTCTGCTGTGTACTAATCAGAATACCGTTTTTCGTTTTCTTAAGATCTTGCACAATTTTCTTTCTTTGTTTCAAAGTAGTTTCGTTTCCAGTAATGACAAATACTGGTCTATCTGGAAATGCTTTTCTGATTGCTGCTTCATAAGCTCTCACAACCTCAATATGTCTAACACCAATAGCAACCCTTTCTCCCTGGAAGTCTACCAAAAGAGAAAGAACTGATTTGAATTTTTCCGGCATAATCGACTGATCGTATTCTCTTAATGTTTGTGGCGCACCACAAATTTTCAAAAGTGCAAGCAACTGATTTAAAATTCTTAACATTGCATCTTTCCGGCTATTACCTGTTTTGCTGAAAAGATATTCCATTTTATAGAACTCATCCAGTGCAATAGAATAAAGATGTTTCTCTTCATCATTCATACCACAAGTAACCTGTTTGATTTCATATAATTTTTTTCCGGTAATTTCTTCAAACGTTCTTGTGATAATAGTTTTGTTAATCATCTTTTTTAAATAATCTGCATTAAAAATATCTTGCGTAAACTGACTAACACCAAACACCGTAATTTTGTCTGGAATATGACTTGCAGTAAAGAGTCTGTAGCCTTTTTTGTATGCCGGATATGGTTTCATATAGTATTCGTTATCTTCCCACTCCAGTTCATTATCATTCTTTTTATTTCTTTCCTGGATCTCAGGACATTCACTTAACATATTGATGGAATTGTTATACAGTAATTCAAGCTGCGGAAAAATTTCTGCAATATTATTTCGTGTGCTTGTACCAGTCATAAGTGTTTTATATCTCAAACGCCGAAATGCGTTTAATACTGATTTTGTACGCTTACTGTCCATATTGCTGATACTATCTGATTCATCCAAAATTAAAACAGATTTTTGGCAAATAGATTTTACATATCTTTTAATGAATTTATGATATTTGCACATCATATTCAAAGTAATAAGTACGAATTGTCCCGGCTTAATATTCTGGATATCTGCCAGGGTTTCAATCATGCAGTAATCAATTCCATACTGTGTCAATACATCATTCCAATTGTTCTTGATTGCAATTGCTGTACTAACAACAAACACGTTTTTAGCTTGTTTCTTTTCAAGTCGATATTTTCCGATTGTGATTCCAGCAAGTGTTTTTCCAGATCCTTGCTCCCACTGAATAAAACTATATCTCTTCTGCAAAAATAAATTAATATCTCTTTTTTGTGCATCATTTAGATGAATAGTCTCTTCGTCATCTGATAATTCAAAATTATCCAACCAAGCTGCAATTTCTCTATCCGGATGCATTTCTTCAAATGAAACATTCTGCGTGTCATATTCTTGACTTTTCTTCTCAATCAGTCGTGCCATCCATTTTGTATCAAACGTTCTTGTTGATACTTCATTAGACAGCACTGCCTGATTAATGTCCAAGACTTCCCCATCCAGCTCAAAAGAATAATTGTTCTTAATTACTCTATTCGCTTTACTTTTGGTTGGGTTCTGCTTTCTTAAGGCAGATTTTAAATGTTTCTCTACATCCGGCTTTCTGATTTTCAACTTTTCCCATTCATCCCATGCAATGTGACCTGGCTTTTTCTGGTTACGATACTGGCTCACATATTCGCAACATTCTGCGTATAAATCAGATATACGGGGATTTCTCTTGATATCATATAACAACTTTTCAATCTTATACTGCCAATTAGCATCCTCTTTCCCGCCTCTTACTGTTTCAAGAAAAACTTTTTGCTTTATGCTTTCACGTTTTTCTGTAACTGGCTTTAGGTACTTTTCCCAAATCTCACCGGAAGAAACACCGGATAACAGATCTTTGTTATATCCAACGTTTTCCAGATATTCTGATTTCTTTTGAACAAAAAGAACTTTCGTCTTATAGTTCTCTACGCCCAAATGCTTAAAAGTATTTTTATCAAGTTCTACCTGACAGATAAAATTAAAATGTTCATTTAATCCGGCAATCATACCGCCATCAGAAAACTCATCGGAACAAAACGATAAAGGTACGATAATCGCCATAATTCCGGCTGGCTTCAGCAGTTCTGCAGCTTTTAAGCAATAATAATACTCACTTAAATAATTCTTATCATCTTTTGACCATCTTAAATTATAAGGTGGATTTCCAACCACATAATCAAATGTAACTTTCGGTTCATAAAAACGGATGTCTGTGTTTTCCAGTTTTGCATCTGGATAAAGGTATTGTGCTACCCTGTAAGACTTTCCTTCTATTTCGCACCCATAAAAGTTTGACTCAACCGGGCAACAGCTAGCAAATGCACCATGACCACAAGTTAAATCTGCCACCAGATCAGTATTGGAAATATGTAAACAATTATAAATCCATTCGACTAATTTATATGGTGTGAAAAATTGTCCCTGCTCAATTTCTGCTTTTGCTTTCTGGTAGTCATAATAACTATTGTAACTGGAAAACTGCAGTCCATGCAGCCCTCCAAGTCCTGTATAAGCATTAAAAATATCATCTTTAGAAATACCCGTTTCGGATTCTGACAGATTATTGTTTACAATGTATTCAATTTTTGTATTAATATCTTTCCGCTGATCTTGCGGTATAGTTTCGTTTGAATAATTATATTTCATATCTGCCACACTCCTAAACTAATGTATATCCACACCATTCTCTTGCAAAATTCCGACAAAATTCGCCACTCTGGAAAGTAATGTCAACTCTACCATTCTTATAGAATTTGATATGCTCAACACCAACTGACGGTGCTGAAAAACCACTTTCAAAATCTTCTTCCTCAAATCTAACATAACCTCCATATAATTTGCTCAGTGTCGGTAAAAACACATTTTCCCCATATATATTATACGAAAAAGCTTTAAGAACTAAATTTAACCAATCTGTGCTATGAAAGTCGTATTCGCTACTCCATCTACTTTTAGAACAATATCCGTCTGTATAAATCAATTTCTTCCCACTTACTTTAATTTCCCATTTATCCTTGTAGGAATAATAGCACTTTTCTTTTAATGCATCTTTTATTTCTTTTATTGCCTTTTCTTTAAAACTTAATCCTCCTAGTTGATCGAAAATCTTATCCAATATAATATGATAATCAATTTCATCAATTACTAAATCCTTGACGGGATCTTTTTTAGAATAGCGGTATAATTCATGCTGATAATCATATTTGTTAAAATTATTCTTCAGTTCTATATGATATTTATTTGAAAAGTAACTAAAAATCCCTTCGATATAATCATTCTGAATATCACTGGCGCGTCTCGGAACTCCGAAATCATCCATAAGCATTGCAGAGTACCGCTCCTTATCTTCTTCTGTGTATTTTTCATCTTCCATTTTATAGATATCATATACACTTTTGTATATCATTAACGCGCGTTTATACAATTCTTCGCGGCGTAATAACCACTTTTGATCCTCTTCACTTATTCTGTCTGTTTTCTTGATTTCAAAATTCCCAAATTTGCCAGCTAAGCTCATCTTAATATCTCCTTATCTTTATTTATTTTTACTATCGCAAATTGTATAACGGGCTCGCCCCATATAAATTAACAATCTCCTGCAGCTTTTGTCTTAATTCTACATCACCAAATCTACTGATTTCCCGCTTAAGATTTTTAACTGCTTCGGCTTTTGTCTTTCCGGTTGCTAATCTCACACCACATTCAACAGAAGAGACTGCATAGGTTTTGTCTTTCAGTTCATGAATAAAACAAGCAAATCCTTTTTTAATAATCTTTTCTCCAAAAACCTTTTTGTATTCTTTCCGCTTATGCTCATTATCTACTTCCAGAATATAAAACTCTTTCAGTTCACTTCCATTATTTGCTTTAACTTCTGTTTTATCTTTTACTTTATAATCAACCTTGTTGCAGTAATCGGATTTATGCAGATTATCTATAAATTCTGCGGTGTCTCTGTTATTCTTAGGCAGCTTTAATCCGGTGACACACTCAAATGTCTTTCTGCTTGCTTTATTGCCTGTATACAAACGTTCTTTTAATTTCTTTCTACACAATGGATGACTGTCGATATTATCAATATATACCAGGAGTTTAAACGCCCCAATAGGGTTCTTAAATTCACCCAATTTATCAATAAAAATCTTTTCCATAGTGTTTGCATTAGAAGTTCCGGAATACATTTCTGCCATAGATTTCGCCCAGGTTTCAAATTCTGCAAGTTCTGCAGCCTGTTTTTCCTCTTCTTCTCTGGCTGCTTCTTCTGCCTGTCGTTCTGCAACTTCTTTTTCTTCTTTTCTCTGTTTCTCTTCTTCGATATAAGCATTTACACGTTCTTCTGAAACAAGATCATTTTTAATGAGATACATACAGAAATCATATTCTGTTTTGGTAATCTCACTGAAAACTCTTGTTCCGGCAAACTCACCGTCTTTGATTGTGGAATATACTCTATAGGATTTCTTTGTTTTTCCATTTACAGTTTCTTCTGCAATCTTCGGTTCTTTACCATTTCTTAAATCCTGAAGCATTTTATCCCGGCGTTCCATTACAACACCATTATATCTGAATGCTTTAGACAGACATTTTTCAATCTTGCCAGCCTGTAAAGCTGTTCTGTTATCTGTAAATCCTAAAAATGAATTGTTATTCGCCAACTGATATATACTCATTTTTAAATCTCCCTTCGTTTTCTATACTCTTATTATATATTATAAGTTGTGTCTTGTCAACACATTTTCATTATTTCTTTTATCTTATTTTGTTTTTCTGGTGGCAGCCTTGTATAAACCACCACCAGGTACATTATTTCAAAAACTCTTCCAGCTTTTTCATATCAAAAGCCCAAAACGTGCAACTATTAATATGATATCTTTCAAAAGCTTTTTTCTTGAGCATTTCATTAGTATAAACTGCCCCACATTTGTTCAATTTGCTAAAAAGACTCTTGCTTATTATCGGGGAATAGGTTTTCCATAGTTTTCCCGCTTCTTTGGTGATGATTTGATAACAAGCACCGTTATCCAAGATTATATCTTTTTCATTGATGTCTAACACATCACGTCCAACTTTTAAATCCATTGTTTCATATCTCCATTTTATTCTCTACTTTATTATACAGCATTATATATTGAATATCAATAGTTTTTATTATTTTTATCTTATATAACTTTTGTCCTATAGCATCTATATTATATTCGGGTTCATTATCAGTATACTATCCTTATTCAACAATAACTTCATAACCACCATCTTTTTTAACTCTGCTATTCCATTCTTCCATATATTCCAGCAAAGTGACACCTTTTATTGGTTCTTTGCCACATACCAGAACTTCAAATAATTCTTCCATAGATACATTCTTTAAATTATTCATGGTATACCTCTATATGCTCCCTTCTCCATTTTCTATTTTTCTGAAACTTAGATCTACAATCATATGATCTTATTCTTCTTATAAAAACAATCTTTCATTATTCATTTCTGCTACACTTTGGACATATCTGCAAATCAACAACAGTTCCATCTTTAAGTTTATTTTGTATGATTTTCCAACCTTCTTCTCTTAGCTCTTTTGCGGTTGGTTTATCTGATAATTTATTGTAAAAATGAATATTGCTTCTATATTCTCCACATATGTCACATTGCATATCATATTGTAATTCTATTTTAAATTTTCCTATTTTCATAATTCCATCCACCTTGAAAGCAATTTTTCAACCTCGTTTTGTTTTATACTTTGCGTATTTTGATTCTCCAATACAGCCTTTGTATAATTTTCGCAAAGCAGAGCCAAGACCATTCTCCATGTCTTCGTCTACTTGTTCTGCTGTATCAGAAGCATTACCTAAAATATCAGTTGCTTCAAACACATAGCTTCTTACCATGCTTAATTCTCTATCCGTAAAATAAATACTTCTTCCCATTATATCATCCTCTCTGAAACCGTCATTTTACAATAATAAATCCGCAATTTCCGCTACGGATAACTCATTTCTTGCTATTTGTAATGCCTGTAAATCAGTAAGATTGTATTTGTCTCTAAATGGAATTACTAAATTACATATTGCTTTTTTACTTACTTTATTACTTCTACATAATTTTTGAAAGTCGCTTTGCAAATTTCCGACTTCTCTCAATAAATTTTCCATAGCATTATCTTGTGCAAAAATTCCATTCAGTTGCAATAACAATTCAAGCTGCTCAATTTCCGTTTTCAGCTTTTTCATTACCAGCAAATCATTAATTGCATTATCCTCATATGTGGGAGAATCCATGTTTTGTATATTTATTTTGAAGTATTCCTGTTTCTTAGATAAATCTTCTTTCAAAGAATTTATTCTTGCAACAATCCATTCATTCATATTTTCGCTCCATAAAACTATTCTTTTATTTGCTTTTCTTTCTATATGAAGTCATATACCATTCCAAAAAGTCACTATATAAATGCCGTTCTGCCTCTTTCCTGGCACTTGCAGCATCTTCTATAGTGTCATAAGTACCAAGCCAGTAGGACTGCTTCTGGAATGTAATTGCAGCTCCCCACTTTCCGTTAGCCCTATGTACTCCATTTACACCAGATGTATTGTCTTTTCTTATCTTTTGACCATTTAAAACAATAGATGCTTTAGTGTGTTTTTCTTTTTCTATTTCATCAGCACATCCGCATGAGCGTTTCCACTCAAGATCAGATGCGGTACATGTAATCGTGTTACCACAATCACATTGGCATACACAAGATAATCCATTTTCTTTTGTAATGCCAATTACTTTTAGCATACCTATACGTTTTCCGATTAGATTATAAGATGTAGAACATCCACAACTTATACTTTTACCGTATATAAGATGGTATGGTGAAACTTCTTTGATTGTTCCGCACTTGCATTTACATACCCACATCTGTGTGTTATTCTTATATTCGCCCTTTTTCAAAACTGTCCAAAATCCAAATTGTTTCCTAGTAAGGTCTTTAAACGCAATTGCATCTGCATTATAACAATTTTTATTCAATAATTCTCTTCTTTTTTCTTTGATGCATTTTTCACACATTGTTGCGCTGCCACCCTTTAATAACTTTACGGAAACCTGTCTTGTACCACCGCATAAATCACACAAACATTCCCATATGGCATATTTATTTTTAACTCCTACAATTTTCTGCGGAATTAAATGTCCAAAGTGCTGCCCTCGTATGTTTTTGATACGACTACCATTATAGCGAATATATTCATCCATTCCTACTCCATCCATACATCTTCAATGATATTTTCTGAATTTAGTTCAAATAAAAATTGAACGGTATCTCCTTCTATATATGCAATTTTATCGTAGCCGATATTGTCGCTGTCTCCAACATATACAGAACTTTCTCCATCGACTTCGTAATCTTCAAATGCACAGATGATGTCATCTTCGTCAAATTCATTTCCGATAAGTTGTCTTAAATTATTTAATACCATATCACTTGTCATATTTTTGCCTCACCTATAATTCAGTGGCGCACCATCAAAACGATACGCCACCTATCTAAACTATTCTATTCCTCTTCATTATTTGTAAGTTTCAATTCTTCGGCAAAATACTGTTCAAAATCTTCTCTTAACACTGCAATTCTGCCATTTACCTTGTCTTTCTTGATTGATCCAGTGCCACAATTCTCTGCATATTTGCAATCCGGGCTGTACTTTCCGGCGAACTGTTCAAACCAGCTATAATATTCACTTGGAGTAATTCCGGAATTAATAGCCTCATCAGCCATATAAATAAACATCGGGATATTAATTACCTTCATAAACTTCTCTTTGCCGTCAAATCCTTCTTCCAGATAGTCCATGATCTTCTCTAATCTCTCACATTTTGCATCTGAATAGTTATCATGTAAAGATTCTGCATAGCTTATAACACAACCTTCTGAAATAGATGTGAGTTCATAATCACCGTCTTTTACGTCCAGCAGCATCATTGACTGTATAAATGTCTTTTCGTCTGCTGCTCTTCGATACTGTGCGCCAGTGAAATGACAAACCTCTGTAAAGAACTTTCTATTAACCATCTCTTTTACAAATTTAGCCAGCTTCATACCTAACTTAACATTTGCAATCTGCGTTTTGCTTAATCCAGATCCGTTATTAAGTCGGTAAAACATTTCTTCAATTTCTTCATCTGTACATTCTTCCAGATTATAAATTGTGAAATTATATGAACTGATAGCCGCCTGCAGTTCTTCTGGGAGTTCAGAATATTTTAATCCGGCAATCTGGTAGATATCACCGTCTATGTCAACGTCCGGAGTTTGTTCATGTAATGCAAATTCATCATTCATAAAATCAAACATTGTTCTCAATCTATGCTGACCGTCAATACAAGAATAATTAGATACCGGTCTGTTTCTGGAATCTTTTGAACCCTTATTCTCTTTAATCATATAAAATGGTGGAATAACAAACCCAACCAACATAGAATGTGGCAGCAGACTTTTTCTCCAATCATCCCACATTCCATAACGTCTCTGAATAGGGCAATCAAAATCTAATACATGTGACTTTTCATACATTTTTTTGAGCTGCATTAAGCTATAAGGAATAGTTGACTTTTTCATAGTAAATACCTCCGTATTCTTATTATAATATATTTTTGTGAGTGATCCAAGCACAAGTTTACTGCACTCGTTTTAACATGATTCCAAGTGTGGCGGATCTCAATGTCTGCCCTGGCTCTAACATTCGTAAATGCTTCCTGGTGAAATTGTCTTTGTAGTCATCGTATTTAAGCGGATTCCCTTTTAAGTCTGTAAGCTCAAATACTTTTCCTGTAGTCGTTCTATGTACTGCATATTCTTCCATTATTTATTTTACCTCCTATAAAAATAACTTTGTTTTGCGATCGTTACTAATCCACTCATGGAATCGCTTGAGTCTGTATAATTTCCATTTAGGTACAATT